TTACAATTTTATAGGGGCGCGTAACGAACCAGTAATTTTTTCGTTTCGAATTTCCCCATTAATATTTGTAGAAAAATCAATAGTTATTTCATTTGTTTTATCTAGCGCAAGCGTCTCGTTTTTACTGGGGGCGCTTTTCTTTAATCTTGAGACGGTTCTTTCCAGTATTTCAACGCGTTGCTCAATGGTCATCATTGTCTACCTCCTGCGGTTTCATTTGAAAAGGGTCAGGCTTCACGGGCTGGATTTATCAACAAAGCACACAATAAGTGATATCCGTGAGCCTGAATACGAAAAAGGCCACGTAAATACGCAGCCCTATTGACCTGATTAATCTGCAGTGCTTACAATCATTCTCGCTATCAGTCCCTTCCGGGCTGACAACGGTAACGCTGATGCCCTGTACCGCCGGGACATGTTTTTTAAAAGGTGCGATTTTCGCGCAAAATGGGCATTTCATATCGACTTTAGGCATCAAAAATCCTGCGATAAGAGTCGGTATTCTAAACGATAATCACCGGATTGAATACATGGCCCCGAAAGGATAACTCTATATAACTTTATTTGTATCACAAATTAGTCTTTTTCATAAAGAACACAATTAAGAATAATACCGATTTAATTAAAATAACTTGATCTCACAGTTGAAGAATGAATAATAGCGAGCCCTGCCAAGGCAGGGCATAGAAATAACCAACGAGAAGAAATAGGTAGGAACTAATGAAAAACACCGCTCTGGGTAAGTTCATTTTTATCGTCGGCACCGCGTTACTGCTCGGTGGCTGTAGTAGCATGGTCATGCCTCCCTATGCCACCCACGGTACATCGGTCGGAATCATTGCGCCGGCGGGAGGCTATAGCGAGTGGCACACGGATAGCCGCAACCACACCACAGGAGACAGTCACAGCCAGTCACAGGGAAACTGCACCCAAAGTGAAGATAGCCAGCTCAGCGAAAATGGTCTCACACGGACACACCAAAGCAACTGTAACACCCGTAGTCAAACCCACAGCAGTAGCACTAGCAAAACCCGCTCCAGCAGCGTCGGTTTCAGCGTCGGGGGGCCTGTTGGTGCTAGCATAGGGTTGATCAAGCAGATGGAGTCGATGAACCGTGCGCCAGCCAACGATATGAGTAGTAATGAGATGTTCAAGAATTTCGGTTTCTAAGCACATAACGCCACCTGGTACCGTTGTGGTGTCTGGCCCGGCGGCTATCTGTAACGACTCACAATCGAAAAAAGTCAGACTCGCAATCAGCGCAAATTTTGGCTCACAATAACTGCAACTGAAATCGGACGTGGACTCACGCTAAGTGAGAGCGAAATCCGACGCTCAGAGCCAAATGAGAAGTTTTTTCCATTGGCAGTAATTGTGAGCCAGCAAAAATAGATTGCGAGTCCATTGAATGGGGATCGTTGTGCATTTTCATAAGCCTCACCTCCGATTGTTCGGATGGTGCAGAGTGAATTAAAGAGATCAGGCTCTCGGGCTGCGTTTGCTACGTAGGTAATATTTAGGGTGGTTCCCGGAGCCTGATATAGTGGACGGGATCTGCGCAAGCGCCTGACGGATTGGATTATGAGCCGTCCGCCAGTGAGCCCTGAATGTGAAAAAGCCCCGATGATTACCGAGACCTGCAAACGAAAAAACCCGCCGTGGCGGGTTCTTCTTTGAATCTGTCGCTGCGGATAAAGCTTCGCGAGCTTATCTGAATTCAAGCAACACCCGCGCAATCATGCAAACGAAATCTGTCAGGTTTTTTTTCGAATACTTCACACATTGGCTGATACAACATTGCTTCTGCCATTTGTAACCAGACATCAATTCTGCTTTCGCAGGTTCTCAGGCACCACTCCGGATGCATTTCGTTTAGTTCTCGCGCCATTGCCTTTTTGCTCATTCGACGCTTATATCGCTGGCAGATAAGACCAAACAGCTTCTTATGGCCAGCACGAACAAGGATTTCACCGATCACAGCATCCATCATAAGCCCTTCCGCATCTGTGCAAAAAACCAGGTGACTTTTATTTTTCCCGGCAAGTAGATCCTCAAAATATTCCCGCAACTCATCCTTACTTAAACCTGATGCTTTGAGATGCCGTAATACCTGCTGTATGGCGGTTTTACTCACTTTTTTCGAAGCGAGAAGCGCATTAAACATATTACCACCAGTCCCTCCGCCTATGTGTGACCAGCGGCCCCACATACGTAATTTACCCTGAATCCACACGGATTCGAGCGTGCGAAGCCGGAATGTCTCATCGGGTTTTCCTGAAGTTGAAGGATAAATCATATAAAGCCTTCCTCTCTCCATATCTGTTGAGTACGGAAAACACCTTCAGCGTGATATAGCCTCAGGGTGTCTTGATCAATATCGGTTTTCACACGACCATCAATTACGTCATGACAAGAGTTGCATGCAATGGCACCTTGCATGTCATGTGGTTTAATGCCCGTTCCACAGGTATCACTCATGCGATAATGGGCCAGCACACTGGTTTCAGGATTGAAATTACAGATCCCCGGAATTCGTACAGTACACATGCGATCGCGGGCCTGCTTTGTCAGGTCGATTTTTTTCATGCGGCATAACTGAATAGTTGGGCGGCGGCGTTCTCCGCTGCCTGCTGAGTCGGGAATGTGCGGTATAAGATATAATTCCAGAGCACATCAAGAACGGATTTATAAAGCTGGGAGAATTCAATATCGTCCATTTTTGCGAACGATATAGATTTTGGTTCTTTGCGGCTGGTGCCATCCGGCATCTGGTATTCAGTATAAAAACCTGATTCGATTGTCACCCATGCGCGGAACGCTTCAAAGGATTTGACGGCGCTGATATTGCTGGCGCGTTTCTCAGCTTCTTCATGCAGATATTGATCGGCCAGTTCCTGGAGTGTTTCTTCGTTACCCGCGTAGTGAGCAACCAGTTGTACATATCCCCGAACCAGTTTTTTATCTGCCGGGGATATTGCACCGCCCGACGGTTGCCAGTAATCGAACCCGAGATTGAGGAGTGCGAAAAATTTTCTGTGAAACGCTGCATTACGTGCCTGTTTAAAGTCGGCATACAAAACAGCGCCCAAACGAAATTTTTTGTCGATAAATTCGCGAGCATCCGGGGTTGCTGGAATAAGTACACCGCCCGCTGATTTTACAAATGAATACTGCGCCATTGGTTTCCCCTTTAGCGCAGCAATTGCTCAGAAATACAGTTTGCCGGGTGTTCAGTCCGGTACCGTGATTATACCCTTTGTTTACCTTTTTGAACAACAATACAGCCTGCTTGTTCTGCCAGTTCTAACAATGATTTAAGGGATGCGACATGTTCATCGTCGTACACGTTTCTTAAAGACATCACTTTGCCATTTTTACAGGTAATGAGAACGCGACCATTATCGGGGAGATGTTCCCCTATCTCCGTCTTTTTAAACACGCGCCCTCCCTGCAATAACTGTATAGATATCCAGTATATATACTCCTTAGTAATTGGAAGTGCAAACTTTTAAAGGCACAAAACGTTAAAAAATGAAATGGATTTATTATTTAACATACTGTTAAATAAAGAAAAACAGCCTTTCTGGCGGTTTATTTACATGGTGCAGACTGGCGTGACATGTCACATTGTTAGTTTCACCGCATGCCATCCAGACGTAACCCAGCACTGAGAATCACCTGCACATGGGCATGATGTAATCGGCAGCGCGTCGCCGCATTTTCCACATTGATTTGCGCTGATTGATTTGATACGTCCACGAACTCGCGCATCATCCTGACGAATTAGCATCGCAATATATTCGCCCATTTCATACGGCGCACGACCCGGGCGGCGGGCGGCGCAGTTCCGCTCCAACATGTCCAGCTCCTGAGAATCAAGCACCAGTTCAATCTTGCGCTCACCAGCGGCAGACTGACGGGCGCGTTGCGCTGCTTTACGTTCTGATGCTGATTTTGCCATTATGCTGCCTCCCTGCTTACACATAATTCAGGTAAATTAGCCCTCACCAGCGCCTCTGCGAAAGGTGGGGGAACAGCGTTATCATTGAAAACTGCTCTTTCGTCCTGCTTATCGAACCAGAACATTCGAGAACCGCAGCACATATCAAGAATTGTTGCTGCATTAGTCATGCCGCACACTCCCCATGTTCCTTGATAAATTCAGCTATTCCTGGCAGCAGCATTACATCAGGTGAATCACACTCATTTCCCCATACGTCAAACCCATGAGAGGACTGGCGAGCAAACAGTTCAATACGTGGAACATCACCAAGCAATTGCACCAATTTTTCACGCACAAAGTCAGGTTTTTGCGAATGCTCCAGGCGCGGCGCGGTAAATGACTGGACGATCCCGGCGTCAATGCGTTCAGGAAGATTTCCTTTAATCGCAAAAAGACAATCTTCACTATTTGCACGTGTCATATGCCCCATTCCCATCACCAGCTTATCCGTCTGGCGGCTCCCACATTTATTCCAGGTAAAGCCTTTCATTGTCATCAGACGGAAACCCCACGCCTCGACAACCTTCAGTGCTTCAATCGGCTGCGTTGGAACCCACCACATAGCCAACAGGCAACTTTGCGCTGCAAGATCCCACACAGGCAGGCGGCAGATGTCGAGAACATTCATCACGGGATATTTTAACCCGGCTCCACGGTCACCATCTGCAGCTTTGTCCCGATACGCCCAAGGCGGATCTGCATAAATTAATGTGTATTTTTTATTCACTATTTCCCCCTTCGCGCATCTGGCGCCAGTAATTCAAACGCCCTCTGAAAAAATCCCGGTAGCTCTCCGGCGTCGCGTCAATGTGCTGTATAACCATCTGGCGAGTGACTTTGCGCTCATAGAGCTGGCGAACGAGCGCGGCGGCGCGCATGTCATAATGCTCTTTGAGTTGGCACTCTTGCGGCCATTTGGCACGATTGAGCGGTAAGCCGGGCGGGAGGTAGTCCGATTGCCCGGCCATACCTTAAGCCCTCATGTTTTTCTCTGAATGAACGTAAAAACGGGGATCAACGCTTTTCAGCGTAAAGTGTGTAACGGGCATATCGTCATGCCGCTCAATGCCGACGAAATTAGACATACACAGCGCAAAGACTCGTTTCTGGAGTTGTTCCAGGGTAATTTTGATGTCCGGGTGATATTTTTTAATGGCGGACATAATCCCCTGGTATGACAGCGTTTTTCCCTTCATGATGGCTACCAGTTGTACCGCTGGTAATTCGCTGGATTTGGACTGAACGACAGGTTCTGTAGATGCTGCTATAGGTTTAATCGAATCCAGCAGCAAGCGGCAGCGGCTGGTTACCCCCACCCTGTAGCCTGTCTTTTTGTCGTAATTTTCTTTGCTGCCAGAAGTCCAGACCGTTGCGGTTTCGCGAAGTTTAACTGTCTTCTCACCACCGGAATAGATCACTGTGCCAGTATGCGTTTTCGTGTGACGCCGAGGTGCTGGCCCTGACAGTTTCACCTTTTTCACCGTCGAAGGTACACGTACGGTTAATCCCGGTACCGGAACAGGACGGGGACACGGAACATACATTGAACGGCTGCGCGCTCTGGCGCCGGCATTCATCCGCCAGATGATTACATTCGTCCAGTCACAGCCATCATCAATGGTCTCTACTTTTGGATAAATTAAATCGGTCATTGGTCTTTCCTCTCTAAATTTAGCGCGGGTCAGGCGCTTAAAATGCATCGGTGTTGTACTTCTCTGAATATTTGCGGTGCGGTTTTCTGGGTTTTGCTGCCTCCAGTTGAATGCGGGTCTTCTCTTTGCCGACGTGCTGATCGATCGGCAGAAAGTGTCCGTTTTTAAATTCCTGGTAAATTACGGTACCAGCAGCAGCGAACCGGCATTTGCCCAGAATGACTTCAGCTACACCAGCCGCCGGGCTTTCGGGGTTATAAACTTCATCTCTGTACAGAAACAGAATGCTGTCAGCATCCTGCTCAATAGAGCCTGAATCACGCAGGTCTGACATTACCGGGCGGCGCTGTGCCGCCGGACGTGCATCGACTGCACGGGAAAGCTGGCTCAGCGCGAAGGTTGGCGTGTGTAGCCGCATAGCCATCGTTTTAAGATTTCGGGAAATATGCGCTACAGCGAGATCATTACGCTCCGCCTTCGGTTTTTTTATCAGTCCGAGATAGTCGACCATAATCATCTCCAGATGCGGATGACGCCGTTTGTGTGTTTCAGCAATGGCGCGAATCTGTTCAACCGTAAGATCGGTTGCATCGACAATCCAGATATCCCGGTCCGTAAGTTCACCAATGGCGGCAGTCAATCGTGCCCAGTCTTCATCGTACATATCCAGAGGATTACGCAGACGTGAAACAGACAGGTTTCCGGCGCCGGCCAGCGAACGCTCGACTATCTGAGCCGCAGCCATCTCCATGCTGAAAATGAGCGCTCCGCCCCCTTTTGACGTTACGCCTTCCACAACCGTAAGAGCGAATTCTGTTTTACCCATACCAGGACGACCAGCCACAACAATAAGATCCTGCGGGTTAATGCCACCTGTCGCGTTATCAAGATCCACAATACCAGTCAGCAAATTGCGCGTGGACTCATCACCATCCATACGTTTCTGTACTGTGTCCATGTAAGCGGGCAATAGCTCGTTGATATGTACTGGTTGGACGTCACCACTATCGGCAGTCATATCCAGCAGTTGTGCTACGGCGTTTTCGACTATCTGATCGCGTTGCTCCTGGTTTACTGCGTTACGAATGCCATCGGCCCCATCCTGCAGGAGCTTCGCCAGCGCACGACTTCGCCATGCCTTAACCATCTTCCTCGCGTAGCCTTTGAGGTTTGGCACCGTTGCAGGGATACGGGATATTTCCGACAAGTTAGCCAGACTCGAACCACCCAGTGCTTCGCTAATAAATAACATGTCAATCATGCCACTAGTCAGCGCCTGTTTTTTTATTTCGCTGAATGTGCGGCGATAAAATCCTATGCTGAATGATTCTTCTGGGGTGGAGGCGATCACATCGAATGCGTCAGGTGAAGCACCGCCATTTAGCAGGCCAGCCAGCACACACGCTTCCAGTTCCTGAGGATTCACAGTGCCCCCTCCCTAGTTTTACGCAGAGTTTCGGGCTTCATGAGATAATCAAAACTGGCACGCCAGCCGCCGTTTGTGCCGAAATAAAAATCCGGTGCATCAGCGCGGAATTTTTCGAAGTAGCCGAGAAATGCACCCGTTGTTTTGTTTTTCATGTGGGCGGCAAGTCTGGTAATCATCCGACGGCGATCATCATCAAGCTCTGCTGCTGGCAGCGTATCAGCGAAAATTTCGTTGTATCCACTCATGACGGCTTCCGGATCAATTTCTGCTTCCAGTACAGCCCATGCTTCAGCGTCTGCCAGATAACCATCGAAGCGGCATACACGACAGATATTTGCCGGTTTAGGTAGGCTATCACCACGACGGCGCCAGGTAGCCAGTACCCAACGAATAACCAACTGAACATCATCCAGCGTATAACCGTCGCGGGTAGTCGTAGGGGTCATAAGTGCCAGGAACGGCTTCATGTCACGGCAGCGGGTACCGGTTTGCACGTTGTAAAACTCCAGTGCTTTTTTCGCATCTGTAAGGAGTTGTTCGCGGGAAATATTAGCAACAGATGATGTTGCTGGATGCGCGCCAATCACAGCGATCCCGTCAAATTCGTAGCGTTCTGTAATTACGCCATCTCTTACCAGAATAAAACCATCACTAAGCTGTTTTAATTTTGTTATGGATTTATCGCGCACGTTGATTCGATCAATTTCAATACCGCATTGCTCACCATCGCTTCCAGTTACCAGTAAATCCACTCGACCTCTGCGCCCGTCACCACGATCAGCTACCGGGTATTCCCGCTGACAGTCAAAGCCTGCATCAACAATTGCAGCCTCAACAGCATCATGAAGTTCACCGGCTTTATCAAAATCGAATTTACCTTCGAGAAGGGAAATCAGTCGTTCACGCAATACATGCCCGCCATCTCTCCCAACGGGAGATTTAGAGGGATCTATATTCTCTGTAGTAATCTCTGTATGAATGTTTGCTTTGCCTAGGCACAACAGCTCGCTTTGTGTAGGCGTGCAAGTTTGCTTAGTGTAGACATCCTTGTTTGTTTCTAATTTATCGCCCTTTGAAGAGTTACATCCAAAATGCGCAGGCCGTAGATTTTCAAAGACATGTTGACCATTTTTAGCTAATGGTATGACATGATCGAATGATAAACATGGTGACTTTTTACCCGGTCCAAAAACAATTGGATTTCCACAGCATGAGCAGGTCATACCATGCAATTTTAATACTTCGACATAATCGACATATTCAGCTTCAACACCAATATTCAGCGCCCGCATATAGCCGGTTTTAGACATGCTTTTCAGGGTTGATGAAAAGATCAAAAGCACGTCATCAAGACTGACTTTTTGGATTTCTCCCTGTAACGCAAGAGCTAGTTTATTTTCATTGACTCGGTAATATAATTTGGCTGGAAGCCCTTTTTTCAGTTCTTCCAGAATCCCGAGTGACACTAAGGACTTTCTGGCCTTTTCTTGTTCAGTGCGTTTAAGTCCGGTCTCCTCCTCCCACTCATTTTGGGTTTTAAAAAACCATCCATCAGGGTCAGAAGTTCTGGCATTCCAGTAAACAGCCTGGGATAAAAATAACGCGCCTGATATTCCTGCCCCAAGCCGGACAAAGCTACGTTGAAAGGCGATCGGTCGATCGAGTAATTTAAAAATATCCATAGTCAGATCCCCAGCAGCTCAGCCAGTTCACGACAGGCTATTTCGTAATCTTTTGGTGTGAGAAAAACGCACGTCTCGATCATCTCAGCTTTACGCTGTTCGTATATTTCCCATTTTTTCGCGGCGAGGCGTTCTTCAAATATTCCCCGTACATCATGCGCACAGGATGGTTCGCCATTTAAACGCCAGCCGTTCCGCCAGGTGATGCGGTCTGTTGATGTCTGCATATTGGTCTTTCCTCGATACAAGTTAAACGCTGGTCAGGCGCTGTGTTTCCTGTATGGCTTGTAATGCCTGTGCTATCCGCTGGGGTCGATCCCTTGCATCAAGCAACAGAGCAATAATCGCTGCAGCAAAATCACGAATCGCAATGCAAATTAACTGCTGAGTGGTCATTCCCAGCTGTGCATATCGTTCCGCAGGCAATGCAGCTTCCATCGCCATGGCCAGCGCTTTAGTTTTGATTCTTGCCGCTTTCGTCTCACCACGTAGCCAGCGAAAAATCTGCTGACGGTTGTTGTTGATTGCCCGCCAGTCAGCATTACCTTTCGAATCCTCCATCGGGTGCAGTTTTACGCAGTTGGTATTGCCGCCCATTCGAAACCACATGCGAGTGATCTCAATAGCAACATGCTCCTGCCCACGCTCAGCAGCCCAGTTGAAGATTTCTCTTTTCAATTCGTCGAGGTTTTCCACTTCTTCGCGTCTCCTGTCGCTGAAAACCTGATTAAGCGTAATCAGATTTCAAATACGCCCTTTGTTAAGCTGCATTCTGTTCCGGCAGTCCGTCAGTTGGTTTTCGATAAATATTGGGGAGTAGATCATGCGGTGTAACTTGGTAGCCAGTTGCTGCGGCCCATTTCAATGCAGTTGCAGCACCAAGAAGGCATTTTCCAGATGCAACACGACTGACATAGCCCTGCGTCTCACCGACCACTTGAGCGAAATCCTGCTGGCGAACGCCAGAGGTCTTTAGATAGGTTTTGAGATCCATTTGTCCTCCATAAATGTATGTGACACATGAATATTAGTATTGCGAATACACGCATGTCAATAGTTACACGATTGGGAGGAAATTAATTTTACGAATAATATGGGTGCCATGAGAAAGAAAACGCTTGATGCAGCTGAAGCTGATGCAGCCCAAAGGCTGCGTGACATATGGAACGAGAAAAAAGTATCTTTACGTCTTACTCAGGAAAAGGCGGCGGATGCTCTCGGCTTTAGTACCCAGGCTACAGTCAGTCAGTATTTGAATGGAAGTATTCCGTTAAACACAGATGCGACATTAAAATTTTCAGCTCTTCTCGGTGTAAAACCTGAAGACATTAGACCTGACCTTGCCGAATTAATGAATTATGTCCGGAAATCAGGAGCCCACGTTCAAGATTATTCAGCTGCTGGCTGGCGACTCCTGAAACCAGAGGACGCCGAGTTGATAGCACTTTATGAAAGACTTCCTCACAGTGAAAAAGAAAGGCATCTATCTGAATTAAAAGAAAAAGTTAGCGAGTTTGACCGCCTTTTTGAAGAACTTCTAGCCACAAGAAAACAGTAAATTCCCCTCCCAAATAATCCCGCATCGTCGGGATTTTTTTTATTCTTTTTTATCAATAACATACAAATTTTATTCGCATTACGATTATTTTAATCTTGACCGCAAATATGCGTATAACTAATATAAACCACATCAACGACGCACTAACCACGCGGCAGTTGTTCAGAAAAACGTTCCGCTGCCCCGGCGTTAAGGGGAAGGAGAAATGATGGAAAACGCTGTATTCGTTACTGCTACTCAAGCATTGAATGTGATGCTGGATACCATGAAGCAAGAAACAGGAACCGCTCATGTGGATGACATTAAAGCGGCCCTTCAGTTTCTTAATGAAGTAGTAGGCAGATGTGATGGGGACCTGCTTAAGGGTTACGCGGTTTGGGCTGAAGTTTGTAATGTTGGATGGGAACGAACTTCGACAGGCCGCCAAGATTAGTACCATAAGGTGGAAATAGATCCCGATTAATTTTCTGAACCAATGAGTTGAACTCTATGCGGTTTTCAATCGGAGCTACTGATAACAAAGCAACCAGTACTACCTTTTGTGCTTCTAGCTCTTCTCGCATCTCGGCCAGTTCGTTTTTAAGTTGTTCAAGTTCTGACATAAGTAGTCCCTTTTGCTGTTGTTGGAATAGCAAAGGTAGCACGACCGGGCGTGTTGAAAAATCCCGGAACGAATTCGCGGGTCGCCGCCAGTACGATGACATGCGGGAAAGACCGCAACGAATACAAAATTGCTGTGTGTAGTCTTTGCCTCGTCTTCATGAGGGGCATCTTTTTAACACGGTAAAGAATTTAGTGACCATTCGGTGAAAATCGAAGCCCTCGTAGAGAGGGGACCCTGTGAGGAAAGACCGTAGAGCCTGACCAGCTCTGACACCGGGAAAGACCGGGAGGAAAGACCAACGGGCTTGACCAGCCCTGACAGCCCGGAAAGACGGGCAACCTTAAAATGGCAAAAGGCCCGCACAAGGCGGGCCTGTTACCCCGAACGGCGACCAAACCATTCGGATTCCGTAGGGGACCAACCCTACGGAGAGGAAAGACCAACGACACTGACGCTATGGAAGCTGATCAATATTCGCTGATCGGCTCTGAGTATACATCACTAAGGAGTCGCTATGGAAGCGCTAACCATCTCAGTAAAACTGTACATCCATTACAACGCCAACACTTTTTCTCCGGATAAATACATTGTCGCTACCTGTGACATGTCACGCACCTTTCCAGATCAATACGTCCTGCTGGAGACTCGCGATATCTCCATCGATATAAACCCGCCAGAACCTTTCGACATTATTGCTCTTCAGGTCGACCAGTTGCGTGGTCAGAAAGAGAAAATCGCAACTCTGGCAAAACATCAGATAGCCCAGGTCGACGACAAAATACAGCAACTTCTGTGTATTGATCATTCCCATGTGCAGGAAAGCGATATCCCATTTTGATAAACCAGCGCCTGACCAGCGCTATTTAATTGAGGAAAGACCATGACAATTTACAACTGTCTGTTCGAGCCGAAGAAATCGGCTATTAAAGATGGTGCTGTTGCGCTGGCAATCAGCATCGAAGCACCAAATAAAAAAGTCGCTGAAAGTATCGTCATTGGCAAACTCTGGGAACACTTCCCGGCAAACGGCGACAACTATTTTAAGCCAAAAATCTGGGAAGACTCGGAGGACCAGCCTCGTCCGGAAGTTGGAAAATTTGATGAACAATTTGCTCAGGCGAACACTTTTGACGGGGAAAAATGGATCGCCAACAAACCAGACACCAGCGTTCCAGGTTTACCAGGCAGTGATGAAATCATCGATCTGATGAATCTGCCAGCCCGGGAACGGTTCGCTACCGTCCTCATGTTCAGCAATTCTCTCATAGATGGCGTGCTTTATTCTCAGGTTCTGGACTATCTCGATAATCTGGAAAATAACACTGAACCCTTTGATGATGACGATCGGATTAATTCAAATATCCTTCATGCACTGCACAATAACGAGCCCGTTCGTCATATGCATGTTGAAGGGTTAAACAATCTTATTCAGGCCATCTTCGCTAAATTTGAAGACCAGACACCGGGCAAGGCTGCTATTTCGCAATTTATCAAACGCTGGCTGGAGAATCCGGGTAAGCGTGAAGAAATGGTACCAAATAAGACATCTTCCCTTAACACCAGCGATAATATAGAGAGTCCTAAAGTGGCCCCTCTACGTGGTTATAAACACACTTACGCAACACTGGACCAGGAGATCGCCGTCGCCCTGCTACCTATATCTCCTGATACACCTGTGCTTTCAGGAAATCTTCGCGATGCGGAAAAAATCATTGCAGAAGACCGGGAGGATTTTAAACGCTGGTCAATGGCCCTGCGTACCACTGAGAAGATCCTCAGATATGACCGACCGAGTATTTTTGGCGTTATACAGAACACGCCAGCCAAAGATATTTACCATTTCCCAGAGTCTCTGCGGCGCCATATTGATTCATGGCTGACTGAGCATGGTCAGTTCGAATGTCCTGAATCCGATGCGGAGAGGACCGGTAAGCTGCTTGCGGCAGCGCGTGGCGAATATGTCGAAGGCATCAGTGACCCTAACGATCCGAAATGGGTTAAAACCGATACACAACCACAGGTATCAAACCTCGGCAATGGAATGTTCTCCGTTGATAATCTGATGTCTGAAACCGCCTCAAATGAAGGTGAAAAACAGGAAGTGACCGAACAAGAAACTGTTACAGATGATCAGGCAACACAAGCCCGTGAAACGTTGAATAGCATGGGTTATGGCGTTTATGCAACGAACCTGGACGAAACCGTCCAGCAGGAAGAAAAGCTGAGCGATAAAGTAAAAACTCTCGTTCAGGATGTGGATCAACTTGTCGAGCGCATTAAACGTGAAGAGCAACTCCCGCAGGCCTCTGAACTGGTTCAGAGCATCAACGAAATGCAGTCTGCTGAACGCGACAACTTGGAATTGTGGAAAGACGTGTTCAAAACAGACGAGCGTTTTACTACTGCGTTCTCTGTGAACGGTGGCGGAACCTCAATCAATGGCACCTACATGACCATGATCGCTACACGCGAATTTGGTCCAAAAGGTATCGGCTGGGGTGTCGATATTCTGGAAGAGCGCTTTGACAATGGCGCGCCAATTACTCGCACAGTCAAAGGCACTGACGGTAACAACACGTGGGAACTTACCCCCGACGGTGTCGGCGGAATCCTGACGGAAAAGCATCACATTATCAAAATCAGACTTTGGTACATCCGCAATGGTGTACGCGGTGAGGAGATTTCTTTCGGGTGTACCCCATATATTTACGGCAGCAAATATGGTCCTATTTGTGATGGTGAAGCGACAAAAAAATCACTGACTGACGCAACCAAAAAAGCGCTGTCTGCGCTTGGTTTCTGCGCTGATATTTTCATGGGCCTGTACGACAACCCGGAGTATCGCCAGAAAAATAAAGCTGAATTTGCGCTGAAAAATGCCAGTGAAAACGCTGAGGATGCAGCCCGCGTCCGCCAGGAACTGGACGACAAACTAACCCGAGTCGCTAACACCATTGCATCTGCTGTATCAGAAAACGAGATCAACAAGGTCTATTCATCGATTGCCCGCGAAGCGGAAGTGCATCGCAAGGATGCAGAGGCGAAAGGTGATACACAGCACGCGCGTTACTTAGGTGGGCGTCTGCGGCGGCTGACAACCATTAAAGATGAACGTATCGCCGAACTGAACAAAGCGCAGGAGAAAGCAGAATGACTACTGCAATCGCGTTAGCTGCCGACTATACCAGTCTGCTGCAATTGCTGGAAAGCTCTGATGAACTGACTCCGGAAATGATCGCCGATACGCTGGAAAGCATTGAAGGTGAACTCGCTGATAAACTGGATGCCATCATGGTAATCGCCCGCAATAATCTCGGTCATGCTAAAACCTGCGATGAAGAAATAAAGCGCCTGGCAGAACGTAAAAAGCATTTCGAAAATAAAGATAAAGCATTACGTAAATATATTCTGTCGTGCCTGATGACCGCTAATCTGGATAAGCTCAAGACGTCTAAAAATACCTTTTCCGCCAGAAAAGGTAGCATCAGTGTTGTCATCGATAACGAGAAGCTACTGCCAGACGAACTGGTTACTGTTCAGACGATTATCGCCCCGGACAAAAAAGCCATCAAAGAAGCGATCGAAGCTGCGGAAGCTGCCGCAGCGCAAATCACTGCTGACGGTGGAGAAGTACCTGCCGAACTGTTAAATCCGGTACCGGGCGCCCATCTTGAGATCGGCGAACGCTCACTACAGGTACGCTAACAATGCTGAAACTATCACTTAAACGCGGCGATGCCGTCCATGTCGTATTCGCGGACGGTAGTAACGGGATTATTGAAGCACGCAGCCGTTGTGAACTGGGTATGCACCTGCCAAAAAACGTAAAGGTTACGCGCGAGAAAGGCGCATTCCTCCCCGAAAACCTGATTAAGCGTAATCAGAAATAAACCGCCGCCACCGCTAGCATTGTGGTCTCACTATTTACAGGAGACCGCAATGCTGCGATGGCAACCCGGAGCTACCCTACTCACAGATTTCGATATAAAGATTGGCCGGTTATCGGCAAGCGTACGAAAGAAGACACTGACCCAGTCAGACATCGAACGCGCCTGTAGTGATGCTGACGACGCTGTGTACCGGATGATGAGGAAAGACCAACATGACCAGAGAAAACGATCTGCTAACAGACGCTGAACTTATTGAATTTACCGGTTATCAGAAACCATCCAAACAACGGGAAATACTGGACCGTGGCGGCGTTTCTTACATTCCCGATCGGGAGGGGCGCCCCATGGTAACCTGGACTCATATCAACGCTGTACTGAACGGACAGATCATCGTGCAGCAATCTACAGAAACAAAACCCGATTTCGGAGCAATTTAAATGGGGCGCAGAAGAAAAGATCTGGGCGATGTCAAGCTCCCCCCACGCGTATCAAAAACCAGAACCCGTTACTACTACAAACCCACGTCGCGGGAAACTGTGACACTGGGGCCAATCACTCTCACTATGTCGGCATTATGGAAACGGTACGAGGAAGAACGGCGCAATTACTCGGATGTAATGACGTTCGAAAAGCTTTGGGGAATGTTTCTTAAAAGCGCCTACTACACCGAGCTTGCAATACGAACCCAGCGGGATTATTTGCAACATCAGAAAAAATTGCTTGCCGTGTTTGGTAAAGTTAAAGCTGATGTAATAAAGCCAGAAGATGTGCGTCAGTTTATGGATCGTCGTGGACTGCAAAGTAAAAACCAGGCCAACCAGGAAATGAGCAGCATGTCACGTGTTTACCGCTGGGGGTATGAACGCGGTTACGTTAAGGGAAATCCGTGTGCCGGCGTCAGTAAATTCTCTCTCAAGGCTCGCGAGCAATACATCACTGACGAAGACTACCTGGCTATTTATAAGCATGCTGATCACGTTGTCAGGGCTGCAATGGAAATTTCTTACCTGTGCGCCGCCAGGCAAGCTGACGTACTCGCTCTGCGCTGGATGCAAATTTCTGATAAGGGGATTTTTATCCAGCAAGGAAAGACCGGAAAAAAACAGATTAAGGTCTGGACTCCCCGCCTTCAGCAAGCGCTGAAAACAGCACAGACAGAATGTCCAAAACTGTCACCTGACGCGCTGGTTCTCTACAACAACGATCGTGGTCAGTTCATCCGCAAGACGTTCAATAATCGCTGGTTAAAAGCTGTACGCGCCGCACAAAGTGAACTGGGCCGACAACTGGATTACACATTCCACGATATCAAGGCAAAAGCTATTTCAGATTTTGAGGGTAGTAGCAGGGATAAGCAAATTTTCAGCGGCCACAAAACAGAAAGCCAGGTGCTTATCTACGACAGGAAGGTACAAATCAGCCCGACGTTAGATCGTCCTTTGATAAATGGCCAGTAGTTTGACAACGCCGCATAAGCTATCGCATACTGACCGTACTAGAAAATCTATGCGGTCTCCGCACCCGATAGTTTTGCGGCTTTTTTATGCCTGCAATTCGGCATAAACACATCCGTACAAAGACCGGGTGGAGAGGCGTAATACAACACCCGCAAGGGAAATATGCCCGGAGCTTCATAGATGCTCTAGTTGACGCCCGGTCACCAGATACTCCCTGGTGATCGCTAACTAAAAATCTATGGAGGTCATCATGACCAGTCAACTCATCCCCGTATTCAACGGCACCATTTCTAACGAATCTGCTTTACTTTGCAATGCCCGCGATCTACACGCGTTCCTCGAAGTAGGGAAGCGCTTTGCTTCGTGGATCACCGACCGATTAAACGAGTATCAATTCGTTGAAAATCAGGACTACATAGCTATTTCCCAAAAACGGGAAATATGTCATGGGCGTGGACGTAAGGATTACCACCTCACGTTAGATACTGCCAAAGAACTAGCGATGGTTGAGCGCAACGAGAAAGGTCGCCAGATCCGCCGATACTTCATCGAGTGCGAAAAGAAACTCAACCTGAGTCACGACTCAACTGTTCTGACCACTCCGAGGCAGAGAACACCACTACGTGACGCCGTTAACCTTCTTGTCGGTATGCGCGGCATGACATTTCAGGAAACCTATCAGCTTATCCACCAGCGCTTTGGCGTCAGTAGCATTGAACAACTCACCCGCGCACAAGTGATGGATGCCATAGAGTACATTCATTGTCTGTTAGTGGACGGGGCAACAGGGAAACTCCCCTCTGGCGAAAGCAGGATATTAATCACCTTTCGAAATGGAGAAATAATCAAGACAAGAGCAATTGGAGCTGATGAGCATGTCGCAACGCTGGAGGCTTTTATCGAACTGGCGAGATGTGCGCATTACATTGTCATCCACAAGGATGATGCAGCGCCATTGATGAAGGCATTAACAGGAGGGAGATCTGAGGAAGGCAAAAGACACAAAATGAATAATTATTCAATTTGCGGTTTCTGA